AGAAGTTCAATACGCAGGTAGGTCTGCATCCGACGCAGAAGCCCGTTGATCTGATGGCTTACCTCATTAGGACGTACAGCAAACCCGGAGACACGATCCTCGACCCCACTGCCGGTTCCGGTTCGTCCCTAGTAGCCGCCGTCCAAGAAAAACGGAAGGCAGTAGGCATCGAATTAGATGAAGCCTACTGCGAAGTAATCGCCAAGCGTCTCCAACAGGGGGCGCTTGATTTATTTGGGGGTGCTGCATGAGTGACCCCACGTTTGACAAGGAATGCCAGCGCTGCGACTACGACCTGCACGCTTGCGGGGGCTGCGGCGAGCCTCTGCGGCACGACGGGAAGCTATTCGACGGCACCAAGCATAAGGACTGCACATGAGTGACAATCTTCCAGCGCAGGACACGGAAGCGGAGAAATCCGTACTCGGCGCGATGCTGCTCTCACGGGATGCCATATCCGACATCGCGGACATCCTCGAGGGCGGCGACTTCTACCGGCCATCGCATGAGCTGATCTACCGGACGATTCTTGACGCTCACAGCAAGGGGATGCCCGTTGACCCGGTGACCATGAACGATGCCCTCACGAAGTCAGGGGATATTGCAGCGGCCGGCGGGCCCGCGTACCTGCATGAGATCGCGTTCTCGGTCCCCACGGCGAGCAGTGGGGCTTTCTATGCTCAGATCGTCGCTGGGCTGGCGACTAGACGGCGGCTCACGCAGGCTGGCCGGAAGATCCAGGACCTCGCGCAAGGCGGCGGGGATGTTGACGAACTCGTTGAGTCGGCACGCCGGGAAGTGGACCTCACATCACGGGCCACGGGATCGGCGGTGTTGTCGTTCGGGGAAACCATCGACCAGATGCTCGGGTCGCTGGATGAGGACATCAACCACCACCCGACACCCTGGGCCGCTTTGAACCAGATCATAGGCGGGCTTAGGCCGGGTGCCCTGTACGTTGTCGGTGCGCGCCCATCCGTGGGTAAGTCCGTCGTCGCGCTCAACCTCGCGCAAGGGCTAGCCGCGCATGGTTCGGTGGCGTTCTCGTCGCTGGAAATGTCCAACAATGACGTGCAGATCCGGGCCGTGTCCGCGGACCTGCACCTCGACGTGTCCCGGCTCATCGAACGGAACCTCACACCGGGCGACTGGGAGAAGATCCGGAAACGTCGTGCTGACTGGCAGAACGTGCCCCTATTCGTGGACGACCGATCCGGTGTGACCATCACGGACATCAAACGGTTCGCCCGATCCGTGAACCGCCGCAAACCCCTCGCCGGGCTCGTCGTGGACTACCTGCAACTCATGACACAGCCGCACGGCGACAAGAGGCCGCGGCATGAGTTCGTGGCTGACATGTCCCGGCAGCTCAAAGTGCTCGCCATGGACATGCAGGTACCGGTTATCGCGCTGTCACAGCTGAACCGTGCATCAGAGGCCAGGCAGGACAAGATGCCGATGCTCTCGGACCTCCGGGAATCGGGCGCTGTCGAGCAGGACGCCGACGTTGTGATCCTCCTGCACCGGGAAATCATGGGCGAAACCCGCGACGACATGTCGATGCTGGTGGCAAAGAACCGTCACGGCGCGACAGGCCTAGCGGAACTCACATTCTGGGGGCATTACTCGAAGTGCCTGGACAAAGGCGTGGTACCGAGGCAGATACAGCCCGAACCGGCCATGCAGGAGGCGTTCTAATGACCGCCCCGAAAATCAACATCGCCCTTATCAATGAGATCCGGGACGACGCGTCGCTAACCGCAGTTGCTCGCGTGATCGTGGAAGCGATGAGGGAATCGCGTTGGCAGGGGTTCGCATCCGAATGGGACGGTGCACGCGTTGCCGCGTACATGCTCCGGGAATCTGGCCTGTGACCGCCCCGAGGACCTGGCCGACGCGTACTGCGGATGGGCGTGACCTGTTTCGTGAGGAGTGGCGCACGATCCCCGGTTTCAGGAAGTACCAGGTGACTCGTGACGGGGATGTGCGTAACCGGGCTACACGGCGGATCCTCACCGAATACCAAAACCAACGCACCGGGGCCTATTCGTACACGCTCTGGCGCGACGACGGAACCAAAACCAGCCGCAACTACACCGGCCTCGTACAAGCCGCGTGGGAAACCGAAGCCGCGCCCGATGGTGCGGCTTCAACCATGTCTAGGAAGCCCCAGGAGGCACCATGAACGAAACAGAAGATGCAGGAGGGGTGGAAGTGCCAGAAGGGGCAAAAGAGGCCCGCAAACCGCAACCTATTGCTCTACGCATAGTCGCGCACGGAACCCCGGCCTCCCAAGGCAGTAAGAAGGCTTTCAAGCGCGGCAAGAAAATCGTCCTTGTTGAGATGGATGAAGAGTTGCCCGCATGGAGGGACACCATCGTGGCCGCAGCGAAACAAGCGGCAGGCGACCAGTGGCAGCCGATAGACCGGCCCGTGAAAGTCAGCGGGGAAATCCGGATCCGCAAACCCGGCGCCACCAAGTTCAAGGATCACCCAGCCGGACCTAAAGACCTTGACAAGCTGCAGCGGGCCATCGGGGACAGCCTCGAATCCGCCGCCATCCTCACGAACGATGCCCGCATTTGTCATTGGGACATCCGCAAAGTCTGGGCACTAGACGTGCCCGGCATGGACATCACAATCACGGAGACACCATGAGTATCGAAGACATCAGGGCGCGCCTCGAAGCAGCCACGCCGGGACCGTGGGCATATGACGGTCATGGGTGGGTAGAGAACTTGTCCGATGACATGTCTCAGATAGTTGCGCGAGTAGAGCAGGCAGAAACCGGAGCGTTCATCTCGAATGCGCCCACGGACATGGCACGGCTACTAGCAGCACTGGATGCCGTAACCGCGCTGGCCGATGCGTGGACTGCCCGTGGGGAACACCTTATGAAGTACGCCGAATCAGCACCAAGCGATGTCTCTGAATCACTGGACGATCAAGGCATGGACATGGTTCACAACGCCAAGCTAATCACCGCCGCTATCAACAACGCACTGAAGGACACCCCATGACCACGTTGAATGAGTACCAGAACCTTGCGATGCAGACGGCCGTGTTCCCGATAGACAAAGGCCTCGACTACCTCGTCAACGGGCTCACCTCCGAAGCGGGCGAACTGGCCGGGCACTACGCCAAAGCCATCAGGGACGACAACGGCCACCTCACCCCCGAACGCCGCGACCTCATCCTCAAAGAAGCCGGCGACACCCTCTGGATGCTCGCCGGGCTCGCACGGGAACTTGGAACCACGCTTGAGACTGTGGCGCAGACGAACTTGAACAAACTCAGCGACCGGAAGAGGCGCGGACAGTTGCGGGGTAGTGGGGATCTGCGTTGAGACGTAAACAGTCGGGTCACCCAGCCAGGCAGGACACCGAAACCGAGCGCCTATTCCGCACCATGCGGACAACCGTCGAACTCGTCCAAACCCTCGACAGCAGGCTCACACCCGAACGAATGCTCGAACTCAAAGCCGCCGCACTCGGACTCATGGGCGCCTACTCAGAGCTAGCCAACCTGCCATCCCCCACCGAACTCCTAGGAGGAAAGCCTTGAGCTTGTTCGATGCCGTTCACAGGTTGACCCGTCCGCACGCCGGGACTGTGCAGCGTGACGAGGGGAAGACCTACCACCAAGCCGAATCACTACTAGACCAACTACGGGACGCATTCGGCGGAATCAGCGGCCAACGAGCAGGAGGCGGCGGAACACCATCACCCATCAGCCTCAACGCCTACGACCTCTACCGCCGCATCGAAGCCGTAAGTACCAAACAGTACTGGGACACCCACGACGGCGGGACACGCGCAACCCTTGAAGCCAAGATCCAGGCATGGGCCCGTGTCGCATCAGCAACGCCGGCAAAAGCGGCAGAAGCTGAGCAATACCTGACCGGATGGGTACGCGACATTGAGGCTTACTTCCGACCGCCCAAGCCGCTTACTATCGCAGGGGAATGCCCACAATGCGGATACAGCCACTACCTCGTAATCGAGGAAGGCGAAACTATCCGCAAACCAACCCTCATCGGCCACGCAACTAACACCAGTTCATGGGTCGAATGCGACTACTGCCACGCCAAATGGGAAGGCGAACAAATGCACCACCTCATCCAGGCACTCAACACTCCGACGAAAGAAGTAGCGCTACCTAGCTAAAACCTGTTAATCTGGTGACACCGCCGCGTAAGTGTCTGAACTTTCAGAACACCCGCGGTTTTTTGATGCCCAAAACACATTCATTCCCCCAGTGAGGTGCAGCATCTACCCGCGTCAGGGTCACGACGCACGCCGCTCGACGAGACGTCGCCGGCAAGGGCTGAACGGTTAGCGCGAACCCCCATAGCGCCGCATGTTCAATTCATGCACAGCCCACTGATCGAACGCATTGCCGACCAACAACTGGAAACGCGGCCTCGTTAGTAGATCACCACTCCCCACACAAGCGGAGGTACAGCATGGATGGCATGACATGTGATCGGCACCCCAGCGCGAGGGCAGCAGCCAAAGTCATCCTCGCCAACCTCGGCACCCTCTACTGGTGCGGCCACTGCGTACGCGGCTTCGAGAACACCTACACAAGCCCCTTCCATGTTGAATACGAGACAGTGGAGGTAGGGGCATGAGGATATACCAGGCCCTATGCGAACTCATCGAAGCCCACGCCGCACGAGTCCGCACCGAGACGCTAGACAATGAACTCGAGTACG